TCGCGGGGAGTTATCAAGGGAGTTATCGTTGGTTATGGCGACTTCATGAACTTTTAGAGTCAAACCACATAATCCAAAATTATCTTTTAATCGATCCGGTGACTTTCAATTTTAAAGGTATGCCCGATATCAAATGGACGCATGGCGATCACGTCAACGCGCTTTTAAAAGGTCTATGCCGCGCTTTTAGTCTTGGCTACGCTTTGCCAACAAAGCCCGACCAAGGCTTAACTAATGTAAGTACACAGCATATTTTAGTTCGACAATTACTGGCTGAAAATAAGCGCTTAACCGATCAGGCTGCCGAGTATGATAAGACAATTCTTGAACTTATCGAAAAAGTTGAATGTCTCAAGAAACGGATAAAATAAGGTGACTAGTAACCAAAAACGCCGATCGGCAAATAAACTCGCCGAGCTCCAAAGTCGATTATCAGGCAAGCCGACCAAGCGCCGGACTTTAGACCGCGGTCGATTCGAAGGCATCGACAACACCTGGCCGGCTCACTTGCTCGCCGATGATCAGCCCGCCGACGACATGCCGACTTGGTTGTTTAGATAATGCCTTCGTTCATCGCTTTATACCGACGCATGCAACGCGCAAACGAAACACCCGAACAACGTGAAAAGCGCTTAGCTAAACAACGCGAATACGCCCGACGACGACGCGAAAACGAAACGCCTGATGAACGTGATGAACGGCTCGCCGATCAAAGGGCAGCTAATCGAAAACATCGGACGAAGAAAGAAGACGACGATGACTGACTTTAAAACGCCCGATGATCCAAAACGAGTTTATACAACTGGCGAAATGCTCGAAAAGCTTCGACGTATATTTCACTTGCGAATTGATGAGTTAGATTTGAATGATCAGGATGACCGGCAGATACATGCCGACTTGACTGATTTACTTTCAAGAATAGAATTAGTGTTAAATGAGGTCGGCAACGGCTGATTAAAATCCGACAAATCCGACACCCTTACGCGCGTGACTTATGACAAAAAGCAGAGATATTAGAGATCAACTTCTTGACGAGTTACGAGCCGGCCTAACGATTACGGACGCATGCGGTCAAGCGGGTATACACCGCGACACATATTACGCTTGGTTAGAGGATGACGATTGGGCTTTAGAGTGCGCGGCGGCGCGAACTTATCCGCGGGCTCAAATGACTAACGTCATGATACAGGCAGCGCTTGCGGGCGATTGGCGGCCGGCACATGCATATCTTAAAAGCGTCGCGCCGGATGAATGGAGTGAACGACGCGAGGTTGATATCAATGTCAGCAACGCGACGAGCGACGGCGATGACCTCGTCAAAGATATGATCGAGCAATTACGATACGAGCTCGTAGCCGACAACGAAAGCGACGACGATGACGACGACGCAACCATCGATCCCTAGGCCGATCTATAACCCGCTACAACAAGCGATACAAAAAGCGATCATCAGAGACGACCGGATCATCGCGGCGCGTTGCGGGTGGGGATCGGGCAAGACATCGGCGCTTGTCTTCGCTCTTCTTTTAGTCTCTCGACTTCGGCGCGGTACATCGTCGCTATTGATCACCGACACGAACCCGCGTTATCAATCCGTTTTAATGCCCGAGATGCAAAAATGGCTAGGCCCGCTTAATTGGACTTATAACCACACTTTGAGAAAATGGACCGATCCGGATACAGGCTCGGAAGTTTGGTGTCGGTCATACTATCGGCCAGGCACCCGCGACGCGACACACAACCCGCTTGAAGGCCTGAACATAACAAGCGGGGTATGCCTAGTCGACGAGTGTCAAACGCTTACCGCCGAAGTCGCGCAAAAGGCGCTCGGTCGTCTTCGGTCGGGTCCGTCGCCTATTATGATTCTAGTCGGCTTGCCGGTGTCGGGCGCTTGGTGGTGTCAATTAGCAGAGACGGCTGGGTGTTTGCCGTTGCTCTATACCTCGTATGTTAACGAGGCGAATCTATCCGAGGCATGGTTCGAAGCGACTAAACTGCTACCGAAGGCCGAACGTGAGGCGATGGTCATGAATAAACCGCGCCCGCCGTCGGGTCTAGTTTATTCAGAGTTCGACGAAGACCAGCACGTTCTTGACGATTGGAAGTATCGAC